TCTGACATTCTGGAGATTGAAACAGAAGTCGTCGGTGAGGTTGAAACCATCGAACCCGAAATCGTGAACGAAGTGGTTGTGGCAGAAGAACATCTGCCAGCCGTAGTTCCTGATGCTAGTCGGGATTCGCAGTATGACTATGAGTTCTCGCGTAATACCCACCGTGACCTGATTCAATCCGGTCAGGATGCTCTCACAGAACTACTCAAGGTGGCTAAGGAGTCACAGCATCCTCGCGCCTATGAGGTTGTAGCCACATTGCTCAATAGCCTTTCCACCATGACTGACAAGCTCATGGCACTTCAAAAGGCAAAGCGCGAAATCGAAAAGCTGGACGGGCAGGGCGGCAGTGGCGACGTAAACGTAGGGAACGTAGAACAGGCTGTGTTTGTAGGATCAACCTCTGACTTGTTGAAGCAGATCAGGAACCAGTAATGGTCAATATTCTCAACTACCAACCCTACTTGGGCAACAAGAAGCTCAAGAAGGTTGGGGTGAAACAGCAGATGACGCAGGAGCAGGTGGACGAGTACACCCGCTGCGCCACTGATGCCACCTACTTTATCAATCGCTACGTCAAGATCATCAGTCTAGATAAGGGTCTGGTCAATATCGACCTGTATCCGTATCAGACGGAAGCCGTTCCCAAGATTGTCAACGAACGAGCCGTGATCATCAAGGCGGGTCGCCAGATCGGTAAGACCACCCTGACCGTGGGTATCGTCCTCTGGTACATCCTCTTCAACGAGGCAAAGACCGTAGCCATCCTTGCAAACAAGGCTAAGACGGCACGCGAAATTCTGAACCGCATCAAGGTCGCCTATGAGGAACTGCCGCACTGGATTCAGCAGGGCGTTCGCGTCTGGAACAAGGGTGACATTGAGCTAGAGAACATGTCCCGCGTTCTAGCCGACTCCACCGCATCTAGCGCAATCCGTGGTTGGTCTATCAACTTCCTGTATCTGGACGAATTCGCGTTCGTTCCAAACAACATTGCCGAAGAGTTCTTCACCTCGGTTTACCCGACCATCACCTCGGGTGAGTCTGCAAAGATCCTGATCAGTTCGACCCCGAATGGTATGAACCACTTCTACAAGATGTGGACGGAAGCCATCGAAGGGCGGAACGGGTTTGTCACCATCGACGCCAACTGGCGTTCGGTGCCGGGTCGCACGGATGAATGGGCAGAGCGCCAGCGCAAGGCACTTGGCGACGAGAAGTACGCACAGGAAATGGAGTGCGAGTTCCATGGATCGTCCGGTACCCTCATTTCGGGTGCCGTCCTCAAGGCACTGGCATTCGTCAAGCCACAGACCTTCGAAGGTATCGTGGGGCTATGCTTCTATGAGAAGCCAAAGGAAGGCGCGAAGTACGTCTGTATCGTGGACACCAGCCGTGGCAAGGGTCTGGACTACTCTGCATTCACGATAATTGAGGTTACGGATATCCCGTACCGGGTAGTCTGTACTTACCGAGACAACGACATTTCGCCTGTCCTCTACCCATCCATTATCGCTAAGTTGGCTAAGTGGTACAACGAGGCATTCGTGCTGGTCGAAATCAACGACAACGGGCAACAGGTGGTGGATAGCCTGTTCGATGACTACGAGTACGAGAACATCCTTGCAACTGCGGTTGTGGATAAGTCAAGGGCAGGCGGCAGGACTACCCTGACATGGAACTTCGGCGGCAAGGGTGGCGAGCGAGGACTGCGGACGACCAAATCGGTCAAGCGGCTTGGCTGCTCCCTATTGAAGTCCCTGATCGAAGGGCAGAAGCTCCTGTTCCAAGACTTCCATATTATCTCAGAACTGTCCACCTTTGTCAGTAAGAAGAACAGTTTCGAAGCTGACGAGGGTGCGAACGATGACCTTGTGATGTGCCTAGTCCTGTTCGCGTGGATGACCAACCAGACCTTCTTCTCGGACCTCTGTAACACTAATATCAAGGAAAGGTTGTACAGACAACAGATGAAACAGATCGAAGATGAAATGCTACCCATGCCCCTAACCTCGGACGGACTAGAGCAGAACGACGGTCGCTATGTCGAGGAAGGAGCGGTTTGGGAGATTGTTAGAAACTAGAATTACCTAAATACCTTGCACATTCCGAATTCCTCTTATCAGGAGTAGACCCTCATGACATTTCAAGTATCTCCCGGCGTAAACGTATCCGAAGTTGATCAGACTACGGTAGTCCCTGCCGTTTCGACCTCTTCCGGTGCCGTTGCAGGTCCGTTCGAATGGGGTCCAATTGACACCGTTCGTCAGATTTCCAATGAAAACGAACTGGTACAGGTTTTCGGCAAGCCAGCTACGAATACCGCACCTACGTTCTTCACCGCAGCAAACTTCCTTGCCTATGCAAACGACCTCCGCGTTGTTCGCTCGGCAAACACGGCAACCTACAACGCATATGGTAAGGCTAACACCAACCTGACCGTATCTGGTACCCGTATCGCAAACGAAGAAGCGTATGAAGCTACGATTTCTGCAACCGGCGTTGCAAACACCGTCTTCGCTGCACGTTACGCAGGTACCCTCGGCAACACCCTAAAGGTCGCTGTCTGGGCAAACAACAACACCGCTAACTTCTCGTCTTGGACATATGCATCCTTGTTCGATAAGGCACCCGGCACTTCCTACTTCATCAAGTCCAGCTTCCCATCTGTTGCGAACACCGCAAACGACGAACTGCACATTGTTGTCGTAGACGAAGACGGTGCATGGACAGGCGCAGCAGGCACCGTCCTTGAGAAGTTCGCATTCTTGTCGAAGGCAACGAATGCCAAGAACGAGTCTGGTGAGTCGATCTACTGGAAGGACGTTATCTTCCGTAAGTCGAAGTTCATCTACGTCACCGGTAAGCCAGAAGCCGCAGGCGGCAACACGGCTGTCAACTGGAACACGGAAGCAAACAACTCCAGTTCCCCATACAGCCAGTGCGAAGTTACCAAGCAGACGTACTCGTTTGAAGGTGGTACACTTGCTGCAACGGCTGACGCAGACAACCAGACTGCATACGACAAGATCAAGAATGCAGAAGAAGTCGAAGTCCAGTTGGTCATGACGGCAGGACACAACGATGTTGTCTCCAAGTACGTCATCGACAACATTGGCGAGTCGCGTAGAGATTGCGTTGTGTTCGTATCGCCAGCACTTGCAAACGTGCAGGCACAGGACGCAACCACCGCAGTCATCAACTACCGCAACAACGCACTCGGTAACGTGTCGTCTTCCTACGCAGTCATGGACTCGGGTTGGAAGTATCAGTACGACAAGTACAACGACCTATACCGTTGGATCCCACTGAACGGCGACGTTGCCGGTCTGTGCGCACGCACCGACACGGATCGCGACCCATGGTTCTCGCCAGCAGGCTTGATCCGTGGTCAGATCAAGAACGTCCTCAAGCTCGCGTACAACCCTAACAAGGCAAACCGCGACGAGCTATACAAGAATGGCATCAACCCTGTTGTTTCGTTTACGGGAGAAGGCACGATGCTGTTCGGAGACAAGACGTTGCTCGGACGCCCATCGGCGTTCGACCGCATCAACGTTCGCCGTCTGTTCATCGTCCTTGAGAAGAGCATTGCGAAGGCAGCACGTTCCAGCCTGTTTGAGTTCAACGATGAATTCACTCGCGCACAGTTCGTGAACCTTGTCGAGCCATTCCTGCGCACTGTTCAGGGTCGCCGTGGTGTCTATGACTACCGCGTAATTTGCGACGAAACCAACAACACCGCAGAAGTCATCGACCGCAACGAGTTTGTCGGAGATATCTACGTCAAGCCTGCTAAGAGCATCAACTTCATCCAGTTGAACTTTGTCGCAGTGCGTTCTGGCGTAGCATTCGAAGAAGTCGTCGGCAAGTTCTGATAAATACACAGGCTCACAGGAGTAATCACAGATGTTCAACGTAGACAATTTCAGAACAGCGATGCAGTTTGACGGTGCACGCCCTAATCTCTTTGAGGTTGTGTTGCAGTTTCCAAACTTCGTAGAAGTCGGTGGACAAGCGGTTTCGCTTTCTCGCTTCTTCGTAAAGACTGCGCAGCTTCCCGGCAGCACGATTGGTGCGGTCACTGTCCCTTACTTCGGTCGCGAAGTCAAGGTTGCAGGCAACCGTACCTTTGCAGATTGGACAGTCACAGTCATCAACGACGAAGACTTCACAATCCGCAACGCATTCGAACGTTGGCACCGTGGTATCAATGGCAACCAATCGAACCTACGCGAGCCGGGTGCTGTCAGCACTTCGCCTCTCGCACCGGGAACGAGCTATGCTGTTGACGCCGAAGTGTATCAGTATTCGAAGGCTGGTGGTTCACCAATCAAGAAGTATCGCTTCAACGGTATGTTCCCTAATGATATCGCGCCAATCGACCTAGATTGGGGAAGCAACGATACGGTCGAAGAGTTCTCAGTAACTCTATCGTACCAGTATTGGCAGTCCGAGGATACGAAGGCTGCTGTTCCTCAGTCTCGCGCATAATTGACATGGGAGCGTTGATCTTGGTGTCAACGCTCCCTTTCTTTGATATGGAGAACGCATAATGGCACAGGGCGGCGGAATTCAACTATTTGGGTGGCAACTAACTAGAGCAACGGAACAGGATACCCTCGACCCGATAGCTCCAGCTATTGCTGCCCCGCAAACCGACGACGGCGCATACGTAATCAATGCGGGTGCACTCGGCGGCTATTACGGCACATACCTCAATCTAGAATCCGCATTCAAGAACGAGAACGAGCTAATCTCTCGTTATCGTGCTATGGCAATGCAGCCAGAGGTCGAGATTGCCGTTGACGAAATCGTAAACGAAGCCATCGTCCACGACGATAAGGGTCGTTCTGTCGAATTCATGGCAGATGATCTACAGCAACCCGAAAATATCAAGTCGATGCTACGTGAGGAATT